GGCGTTCCCGTCAGCGCCTTCGCCATCAATTCCATCGTCGATCTCGACAACTTCCTGCGCAGCAACCCCGATACGACGCACGTCGTCATTTCAGCGGCGTGGCTGCCGGTGCTCGATCTGGGCCACCTTGTCGTACGCTACCCGGGCATCGAGTTCGCGGTCAACATCCACAGCAATGTGGGCTTCCTGCAGGCGGACGCCAACGGCGTCAAACTCCTGGGCTCGTACGTCCACCTGCAAAAAGAACTCCTGAACTTCCACGTATCCGGCAATTCCGAGGAATTCGTGGACTGGCTCACCGAAGTCTATTCGGTCGAAGCCGAGTTCCTGCCCAACCTGTACAACCTCGATTCCACGGTCATGGCCAACCGCCCGCTCTATAACGGCGGCACGATTCGTATCGGCGCGTTCGGCGCGTGCCGGCCGCTCAAGAACTTCCTGACGGCGGCGGCGGCGGCGTGCGCGATCTCGAAGGAACTACGCGTCCCGGTGGAGTTTTATATGAACGGCGGACGTCCGGACGGCGGCGGCTCGGTTGAGCACGCCATCAAGGCGCTCGTCCACTCGCAGCCGAACGTAACGCTCAAAATCCTGAATTGGGCGGCGTGGCCCGATTTCCTCGACATCCTCGAAACTCTGCACCTGATGATTCAGGTCAGCTACACAGAATCTTTCAACATTGTGACTGCCGATGGCATTGCCAAAGGCGTCCCAAGCGTCGTCTCTGCCGCGATCCCGTGGGTGCCAGCCCGCTGGATCGCGCAGTCGGACGACGCGCTCGACGTCGCCCGCGTCGGCCGCTCGCTCATCACGGACCCGCACGCCGTCGTCGATGGCGTCCAGGCGCTCGAACGGCACAACCAGAACGGCTTCTATCAGTGGATCAACTTCTTTGACGGTCCAAAGGGCGATTTCATGACCGGCAGTTACGCGTCCGCCACGACGAAACGAGCGATTCGGTAGTGCTCCAGGTCGCAGTCTCGCAGTCTCCGACAACGCTCGTCGTCGCGGCCATCGTGGCGGCGGGCGGAATCGTGTCGCCGATCATCATGGCGTGGCTCACGAACCGCAACGCGCGGAGGATGAAGGAAGACGACTACGCGCGGCAGGACCTGGTGGCCGCACGGCTTATGCGACGGCAGGACGAAGCGGAATCGAAAGCGGCCGAAGTGGCGGCGCAGGCTGCTGAAGCGGCTCGCCTGCTGGTCGTCTCGAACAGGAAGCAGGAAGACATCGCTATCGTGACCGGCGCGAAGCTCGACCAGATTCATACCCTCGTCAACTCGAACCTCACCGCCGCTATGCAGGACCAGTTGGACGCGCGTATCTCGAATCTAGCGCTGCTGACCGAACTCGCGGCATCAAAGCAGCCATCGGCGGAGACGCAGGGTGTCATTGACGCCACGCGGATTAAAATCTCCGAACTCACCAATACCCTCGCCAACCGTAAGCTGCAGACGACGCAAGCGGCGGCGCAGCTCGCCGTCGATCTCAAAAAGGCATGATGTAAGCCATGAGCCAAATCGTCATTCCTTCCGTCACTCCCGCTCAGGTCGCCGCGATGGTCGCCAGATTGCGCGCCAACGGCGGCACTGTCACCGATAACGGCGGCGTGCCGCTCACCTACACCATCGAAGATCGCCACGTAAAGGCGTCGGCCGTCTTCGCGGCGGGCGTTCTGACTGTCACCATCCTCGACAAGCCGTTCTACGTGGACGAATCGGACGTCGAAACCGGACTTCGTAAAGCTCTCGCAGCGTAACCCTTCAAAGGCCTAAACACATGCTTCTACTCATCATTCTCGCGTTTCTGATCTTCGGCGGCGGCGGCTATTGGGGCTACAATCGCTACGGCTACGGCGGCGGCGTAGGAATCGGCGGCGTCCTGCTGGTGCTCCTGGTCCTGCTGTTCTTCTTCGGTCGCGGGCGCTTTTAGGCTCCCGGGTTCGTTCCGGTCGAATTGACCGGTATGAATCTCCAAAACTTCATCTTCGTCCCGGGCCACGCGATCAACCCCGCGGCCATCAGCCATATCAAGTTCAACAGAGACGGCTCCGCGCACGTCACGATAGGTCGCGACGTTCTCGTGTTCGAGGGCTCCGCCGCGGAACCGTTCTTCGCCGCCGCGCCGAAAGGGCCAGCCGTGCCCGTCGGAACCGCGCCTGATCCCGTCGCCGTCCCGACGCCAGTCAACCAGGCTAGAACGCCGGCTGAAGCCCAAACTGCTCCCACGGTTCCCGTCGTCGCCGCTAACGCGTCGCCGAAAACGCCGGTGAGGGTCGCTTCCGTCGAATAGCCGGTCATGAGTATCTTTCTAACCCTGATGACGTTGTTCCCGTCGATCCTCCAGGCGATTATCGCCGTCGAGGCGGCGTTCAAACCGCCAACAAAAACGGCCACCAGCGCCACGACTGTCCCGGTCGTAACTGGATCTACCAAGAAGCAAATCGTGCTGACGTCGGTAGCGACCGCCGCGAAGGTGCTCGGCGCGCCCGTTACGCCCGCGCTGATGACGGCTACCGCCACGCTGATCGATACGACCGTCGCCAGCCTCAACAGCGTGGGTCTGCTCGGCAAGCCCGCGCCCGTCAAGGCCGCAGTCGCAAAGAAGTAAATGAACGGGATCGTAGCAACGTCCCGCTGCAACTTTTGCACGCGCTCGCTTCCGGCGTGGCGCGTGCATAAGCTCGCGGGCGAGGCGCAAACGATCTGCGACGACTGCCTCGACTGGCACAACAAGGCGATTGCCCTGTTGGCAGGGAAGGCGATACCCGGCTGTCAGGGGTGCCTGGCGTCGTGGGAATTTTTACGCGATTCCTCGCTCGGCAGTCGAATCAGCCTGTATGTGGTGCCGAAGGACGGAATCTACCAGGTGCTTTGCGCGGTCTGCTTGCGGGGATATCTCCCGAAGCGCGCGGAACTGTACCGGGAGACGGCCTTCGGTGCTGCGGTAAACGCGCTACCCCTATGACTACCGAAGAAACAGCCGCCGCCGATGCTACCGCCGCTGCCGCAACTGCCGCAGCAGCGGACTACCAGCGCCAAATCGACGAACTCACCGAACGCGCCGCCGAGAACCAGCGCACTGCGGAGTTCTGGGCCCTGAAAGCGAAAGCGGGCGCGCCTGCCGCCGCCGCCGCCGAAACCGAAGACGATCCGGACGTGCTCGAAGCGATCACGACGGGCGGAGCGAAGGGCTTCGACGCGCTCGCAAAGAAACGCGGCTTCGTGCAGAAGGACGAAGTAGAAGCGCTCATCAACTCGAAGGCCGCGCAGCTCACCAAAGAGCAGGAACTGATCGGGCGTTACCCCGACCTGAAGACGAAGGGTTCCGAATTCTTCAAGGCGACTGCAGCGCACTACGGCTCGCTCGTGAAATCCGGCACGCCGGAGCCCGTCGCGATGGAACTCGCCGCTGAGAAGGCCGAACTCGACTTCATGCGTTCCGGCAAGATCAAGCTCGCGGGCGCCGAACCGACCAAAGCCGAAAAGGAAGCCACGCGGCTCGCACGCGTCGCCGCACAGTCGGGCGAACCCGGCGGACGTCGCGCCGCAGCCGCCGCGGCCGAGGACGACGACGAGTTGTCACCCGAACAAATCCGTATCGCGGACGCGATGGGCGTAAGCCACGAAGCGTACCTGAAACGCGCCAAAGCGGGCGTGAAGATGGGAGGCACCCGGTAAATGGCCAAGTTCCCCAAGAAGGCGCCGGTGAACGATCCTTCGGACGTTCTGAACAAGAGAATTCTCGCCGATATCGCGGCGCGCAACGAGCAGAAGGAACACGAAGCTGCCCTTGCCACCGATCTCGGACTCGACCTCAAAGAACCCGAACCGACCGGCAACACCGCAGCCGAGTTTCTGGCGGACGCGTGGGACCGCAAGACGTTCGGCGATGCGATCCCGACGTATACGCGGATTCTGTACGGTCCCGATCCACTCCTGATCTCCTGCCCGTCCATGAAACAGGACATCGAGAGGCTCGGACTCGAAGAGTACTCGAACGCGACGGCGGAAACGATCCTGTTGCGGGAAGAGAAGGCCGTACCCGACCCGGTCATGCAAAAAGGCCTGCGGGCGGCAATCGCGCATTTCGGCGTAGTCGCCGTGGCCGATGCGTTCAAAAAGCGAATCATGCTGATTCCGGTCCGTACGGTCGAAATCGAAGCGGATCGCTCGGACGCCATGATTATGACCGAACCGATGGAAGAGGCCGTCAAGCGTTACGGCTCGCCCGGGATGGCGCCCAAGTTCCTTTCGGAACGCTGTATCGGACGCTTCGGGCTGCGGGGCTACGTAATCGTAAAGACCGAAACCGGCGACCCGGTAACGGTCGGCACGCTCATCATGGGCGAGATTCCGATTCGCATGGCGGAGGCGCGCACGCGCCACTACGCCGAACTGTCGAACAGCCAGATGGCGGGAATGCAGGAATCGTTCGAGCAGGACGCCGGCGACCAAATCGCGCGCGCCGGCAAACGAGGCCTGTCGGTGCTGCGTCCCGGCGACACGGTTCGCTCGAACGCGGCGGGCGATCTCGAAGACTCCGAACTGACCAGAAGCTACCTGGGCCGTGAGCGCGACACCGGCATAAATCTTGAGAGGCAAAGGTAACCATGTCCACACTAAACCCCAATAACCCATTCGGTTTTCGTCCGATCGTTCGCCTGGGCGGCGGACCGTACGCAGTCACGCAGTATGCGAAGGCCGCTGCGGACGCAACCGCGATTTTCATGTTCGATCTCGTCGGCCGCATCGTCGGCGGCGTGCCGCTGCCGCTCGCCGAAAACCCGACCTACAACCAGTCGCGGGTTCAGGCGGGTTCGCTGCTTACGCCTGGGACGTCGCTCTACATCGGCTCCTCGCTGACGTACGGCGCGCCTCTGACGGGTTCGGTGCATCCGGTGACGGATGAGGTCGACGTCATCTACATCGCGCAGTGTTCGGGCGCGACGTCGATCACGACGGCGACGGCGGCCGGCCAGAACGCCAACGCGCTGCTGACGGCTGGCAATACGCTGACGAAGCAATCGGCCCACCAGGTCAACTCGGCCACCATCGCCCAGACGGCGGGTTTCGATCTTCGGATTCAACGGATCGCGATGATCGTGCCGAACGTGGAAGGCGCGAACGCGATCGTCGAAGTCACGATCAACAAACACGCCAACGCGCAGGCAAGCGCCGCAACCTAGGCGTCGTGTTTTCAGGAAGTTAAAGGCAAAACCCTATGTTTATACGGACAATCTTTCCGGACCTCTACCTCCAGTCGATGCTTCCGGCTATCGACGAAGTGGTCATGACGAAGTACGCTCGGTTCCCCGAGGAATTCTCGGAAGTGTTCCGCATGGAGACGTCTTCGCGCTCGATCGAGCAAACGACCGAAGTCACCGGCTTCGGCGAGTTCGCGATCGTGCCCGAAGGCGAGCCCACCCGTTACGACGAAGCGCTGCCCGGTTTCAACAAGACCTACGTCCACGGCCAGTATTCGCTGGGCTTCCGCGTGACCAAGGTCGCGATGGACGACGACCGCTTTGGCGTAGTCAAGAAGCTCTCGACCGAACTCGGTCGCTCGGCTTCGGAAACGAAGGAAGTCGCCGCGGCATCCGTCTTCAACAACGGCTTTACGCTTGCGAACGGTCCGGATGGCGTGCCGCTGTTCTCGACCGCTCACCCGCTCATCGGCGGCGGCGTCCAGTCGAACCGGCTCGCGTATGCGACCGATCCCGACGTTACCTCGATCCAGCTTGCGTTAAGCGGGATGCGTGGCGCCGTCGACCAGCGCGGGAAGAAACAGCGCATCCCGCCGAAGAAAGCGATTTTCCCTCAGCAGTTGGAGTTCATCGGGGCGGAGCTGCTCGGCGGCGACGATCGTCCGGACACCGCGAACCGCGCAATCAACGCGTTCAAACGGCGCTCGGGGATGCCCTCGTTCGATTCCTGGCAGGTCTGGGACTATCTCACCGATCCGCACGCGTGGTTCCTCGAATCCGACCCGGGCGACACCGAATTGCGCTGGTACTGGAGAGAGCAGTTCAACACGGTCCACGACATCGAGTTCGATTCGCGCTCGGTCAAGACGGCGGGCTGGATGCGTTTCGCGGTCGGTTTCAACGGCTATTACGGGACGTACGGCGTCCCCTCCAGCTAGGAAACTATGTCCCTCTCTCCTGCCATCAAGCCAACGCGGTTCAAGGGTCCGACCGTCATCACGCTGCGCGGCGCGGGTTCGGGTGGCCACGATCCGCTTACGGTCGGCGCCGGCACTGACGTCGGCCTCGACGTTCAGGTTCCGGTCAACCAGACCGCGAACTGCTTCCAGATCACGAAGCCCGACGGTACGGTCATCTACTCGATCGACGCCAACGGCGGCGCTACGAAGTCGCTGGGCGCCCTCGCGGCCTCCGGAGCGATCCCCGTTGTCGCGGCGTCTTACGTCATCACTGATGCCGGCGTCGCGGCTCTCACGCTTGCGGCGCCCGTAGCGGGCACTCAGGACGGACTTACGATCTCGATCGCTAGCGCGACGGCTTTCGCGCACACGATCACGGCGACGGGTCTGCTCCAGACGGGCACGGCCGCGGTCAACGTGGCGACGTTCGCGGCATTCGCCGGCGCCGGCCTCACGCTGAAGGCCTACCAGGGCAAATGGCTGGTGACGGCTTCGCTCGGCATCACGTTCTCTTAGACCATGCAGAACAAGGCACAACAGCGGAACGTCATCCCGGCTACGGCGATCGCGCTCGCCGGGAAGCTTACGTCGATCGTTCACACGTCGACGTGGGGGAAGGGCATTCGCTTCTACATCACGGTCGCAGGCGCAACGGCCGGCGGCGGCGTCGATACGATATTTCTCTGTGCGGTTCCGCCTGCAGGCGGCGCGGCCGTGCCGCTCGTCGGTTTCGCCGCGGCGAACTCTCTGAGCGTAGCGGGCGTCTACGTGGCGGACTTCTACCCGGGCGCGTGGCTACCGCCAACGCTCGCCGCCGGCGGCGCGCTGCTTGGCGCTGCCGGCATCGAACTGCCGGAACTCTGGGCGGTCCAGATCGTGATGGGCGCGGGCAACGCGGCGACGGTCACAGTGGACGCGACCACGCTGCCTTAAACCGAGGAACCCAAATGCTGAATCGGCTTCTACTTCTCTTCGTCGCCTGCGGCGGGCTGGTTACCGTGACAACGACCGTTCCGGAGACTTACGGAGTAGCCGCCTTTTCCCTCGCTCCGTACGTCGCGCCAACCGGCTCCGTCCGTCATCGCGTCGTCTCGAAGTAGCCGCCGTCCGTCGAATAACCCCGTATGAGCACATGGGGCCAGTTGCGGATGATCTTGCAGACCGGCTTCCCCGAGGCCTCGCTCGATCTTCTCGATTCCCACCTGAACTGCCGCTACACCAGCGTCCTCGAAGCTACCGACTGGACCGGCCTCAAAGCCCACGCAACCATCCAGACCGTCGCCGCCTACCAGTCGATCGCCGGCGGCGACACCGTTACGTTAACGGTCGGCTCGAACGTGGTCGCGGGCGCCGGCACGGCGTGGACGGACGCCATCACCGGCCAGAACATCTACCGGCCGGGAGACACCACCACCTACGTCGCGACGTACGTTTCCGCCGTGGCGCTGACGCTCGATCGTCCGTACGAAGGCCTCGGGGTGTATCCACCCGGGGCGGTTTACGCGGGAACGCCGTACGTCTTCATGACGAACGTCTACGACCTTCCGGCGGACCTCGATGCCATCGTCACGCTGCTCAATCCGATCTCGAACCTGCCGATGACAGGCATGACGAAGGACGAACTCGACCGCTCGGCAGGCCCGCGCACGCTCGTCGCCAACCCGCGCGTATACGCCGAAACGGACGACTCGGCCGAACCGGCGCCGCCCGGGAACGCGCCGCCCGTCCTGCGGCAACTTGAACTCTACCCACCGCCCGTCTGGGCGCGCGGCTATCCGCTCGAATACCTCCGGAACCCTTACCCGTTCGACGGGTCGAACACGTCACGCTCGCCCTTGCCGTTCGTCACCGACAAGGTGCTGCTCGAAGGCGTGCGCTCCGATCTCTCGACCGGAGCGGAAACGCTCCGATATGAGGCGTCATTCGGGCGCGAACTGGCGCGCATGTTGCTGGTCGAACACGCGCAACGTCGGGTGAAGGCGCCGGTACGGATGGCGGATCGGTTCACGCGGCATCGCCTCGGACGGGTTTTGCGCGGCTACGCGCGACCGGGTGGAATGCCCAGTCCGCCCACTAGCGAACCGTAGGGCTGTCATGCTTCGGAACCCAATAAATACAGGGGTTTCACGTGAAACAAAATGCTGAAATACGGTGACAGAAACGCATGAATACCGCAACCATTTCCGGCCTCGTTTCTTCCCGTCTCAACGAGGGCGGTACGCCCACGTTTTACCCGTATCCCGAGATCCTCGCGGCCGTGAACGAAGGCCAGCGCCTGTTCTGCGTCCTGACCCTGGCGCTCGAAAAGCAATTCCCGCTGCTCATCCTGGCAAACACGACGTTCCTGCATCTGCTCCCGACCGTTCCGGACTACCTCGCTCCGCTCCGCCTGACCGATACCAGTTCAGGAGCCAAGGTGCGACCGGCGACGTTCGCCGAACTCTGGGCGCGCGACGCGGCGTGGCCTGCCACGATCGGGCCGCTAACGCGCTACGTCGCCGCAGGCGCCGACCTGGTGGCCCTGTATGCCCAATCGGCCGTGCCGGCTCAACTGATGCTCCAGTACGCCGCCTCGCCGCCGCTGCTCGTCGTCGGCACGGACGTCCCGGCCATCCCGCCCGAATACCACCAGGAGCTGGTGAACTACGGCATTTATCGGCTCCGGATGGTGGAGGGCGGAGCGGAATTCGCGGCCACGTTGCCACTGCTCGAACACTTCCTCGCCGGCGCTCAGGAGTATGGCGACTACATGCGGGCACGCAACGTCGCCGCCGGCTACGATACGCTCCCGTTCGAGCTTGCCCTGTTCGACCGCTCGCGTCTGGTCGGGAAGTCGAAGAAGAAGTAGATGCCTCTGCCCGGGTGCGACGTCCAGAACGTCATCGATTCCGATTTGTGGTATCGCCTCGGCTTCCAGTCCCAGGCCGATCTCCTCGCCGCCAACTGGCTGACCGTGGGCGAACTATACCAATTCGCCGACGATGCCGTGAAGGCGATCGCGCGCGCGACGTCGTTGTTCCTCACATTCGACGATTCAATCGCAGTATCAGCGGGAACCGCGGCGTACGCACTTCCGGCCGGCCACATCTTCACTGAAGGCGCATGGCTCGTTTACGCCTCGGGCGGCATCCAGCTTTTGCGGCTCACGACGGTCGGCCAGCTTTTCGCGCTGGATGCGGTCTGGGGAACGAAGACGGGCGCGCCTGTGCGGCTCTCGCTCGATGCCCGGGACGCCGTGTCGTGCGTCCTCTACCCGTCGCCGACCGCGAACGCAACGCTCGCCCAGATCATGCAGCAGACGCCGGCGGACGTGGCGGAGGGTGCGACCGCGCTCCCGCTGTCGCCGGTGATGGAGATTTACTTCAGCAGCGCCATACTGGCGGCCGCTCTCTCGAAAGAGAGCGATAGCGCGCGTCCCGAGGTCGCGGCGCACCTGGTGGAACGGCTCGGGCTGATCGACGCCGTAATCCAGTCTCTTTGGGGAGAAGGCCGCTAATGGGTTACGAACGCAAGAAGCTCCAAATCCTCGGCGGCGCGTATTCGGCCGTCCTTCCCGTCGACAAGGTTCCGGCTACGAACTACCTGCTTGCCCAGAACTGGCGATCGGACGCGTCGGGCAAGCTCGTCTCGCGCGCCGGCTACGCTGGCCTGTTCTCGATCGCGGGCGCCGGTATCGCGCACTCGGCCGCGAACATGGGCGGCGCGGCCAGTCCGTACTATGTCGGGTGCAATTCGGACGTGACGGCGCCGATCACGAGTGGCCTCTACTACAATTCAAACCCCGTACCGATCGCGACGGGCTTCGACGGCGGACGTATCGGCTTCGCGTCGCAGAATCTCTTCATGTACGTCATGAACCGGGGGATGCAGGGGCGTCACTCGGCGGCGGGCGGCTGGGAAACGTGGACACTCACGCCGCCGCCGGCGTCGCCGATCGCCGCTGCAGGCGGTGCGCCTACGCCCGATCCGAACGTCACGTACACGTACAACCTGGTGGGAGATCCGGCGTACGTGCACTTTCTGACCATCGCGGGCGTCACGTACTCGATCCCCGAGAACGGCTATTCGGCGCCGCAGCTTCCCCTTGTCCTCTCACTGATTGCGTCCGGAGATTCCAATTGCTCAGTGACGTACGACGGCGTGAGCCAGAATCTCGTGATTACACCGATCATTCCCAACACGCTGATTCAGGTTTCAGGCTCGGACGGCAACCCAAACAAGAACCTCGCCAGCGGCGCCGTCACCAGCCTGCCGAACGGCACCTATCAGTTCTACATCACGTTTCAGTCGGCCGACCTTTCGCTCGAATCGAATCCATCGCCCGTCTCGGGCAGCGTGACGGTCGCCGGCGGCAATATCGCCATCACCATTCCCGCCGCGGACGCGCCGGTGGATCTGCGTATCGGCTTCATCAACATCTACGCGACCGGGGGCACGCTCGGCTCTGCGTATCGCGTGGGCCAGGTGGCTTCGACCGTGGCGGCGCCGGCGACGACGTTCCTCGATACGATTTCCGACCTGCAGGCGACGAACAACGGCGTCGTCATGCCGATCGTCAACGGCCTGCCGCCCGCCTGTAAGGGCATCATCGGGCCGTACTTCTCGCGGCTGTACGCGTGGTCGACGGTGACGAACAAGAACCGGCTGTACTTCACCCAGGCCGGCCTGCCGCAGTACTGGAATACGGACGATGCCGTCGGGGATTGGGTGGAAGTCGGACTCGAATCCGAAGAGATCGTCTGGTGCTCGATTCACGGCAACCTGATCGTCATCTACAAAGAGCGCACCATCTGGATGATGATCGGCTCGGACCCGACGACGGCGACGCTCGAACAGGTCTACGAGGGCATGGGCCTCGTCAGCGCGTTCGCGCTCGCGCCGGCGGGCGCCATCGACTACTTCGTCGGGCCGAACGGCCTGCAATTGTTCGATACGAACGCGGTGCACCAGATCGCGGGCGACATCCTGCCGCTTTTCAACCAGGCAATTACAAACCTTGGCCCGCTGACGCCGCCCGGTTCGGTACTCCAGGGGTCCGCCAACAATTCCAACTCGACCGATTGCTATGCGGTCGTGCTCGGTCACGCGCTCGGCCGACTCTACATCGCGTACGCCGAGAAGACGAGCTGATATGCCCACTGAACTCGGTCCGCACGATCTAACCTCCGACGTCAGCCACCCGCCGTTCGTGGTGAGCGCCTCGACCACCTTTCCCTACGCTCCCGAATGGCAGGCGTTCGACGGTAATCCCGCGACGGGCTGGCTCGGGATTTACGGGCCGTGGTATCTCCAGATCGACCTCGGCGCCGCCCACACGCTCGGATCGTACGGCATCGTCATTCAGGATTCGAGCGCAGGTCGGGAACCGAATACATGGACGATGCAGGGTAGCCCTGATGGAACCACCTGGACCACCGTCGATACTCAGGCTGGCCAGACCGCGTGGACCATTGGCGGACCG